ACGCAGTTCTGCACGAATTTGTTCTGAACAAAGTAGGAGCCGTCAGGGCTAATATGATAGTCCTTGGTGATGATAATCTGACATTTTTTGAATTTACTAAGGATTTAAGTGAAGTTCAGATTAACGATTTGAGAGACAACATTCAAAAGATCTTTCTATCATTGGGGTTTAAAGCTGTTTGTAAGATACACAGACATAACTCCATGCACCCAACATTCTGTTCTGGTTACTTCGTTCCTTGCTTAATTAACTCAGTGCCTTCTTACCATTATGTTCCATTCCCTGGTAGGGCCTTAACTAAGGCTAGTTGGGCTAAAACTCCTCTTTATGGGAAGAAAGCGAGACATAGTTGGTTGTTTGGTTCCATTTTCGGCAGATACCTTTTGACAGGCGATATACCAATAATGGGGCCTTATTATAAGGCAATACTCAGACTAGTGGCTGAGGAAGGCAATGCTCTTTTATCTCCAGGATACTTACATGAATTGCAAATGGATTGGTACAAAACCACTATCTTGCAAACTATAACTCAAAAGTTTAAAACAACGGATGAAATGTTATTTGCCATACATAATCAGCATTTGGGAATATCTGACGATGAAGAATTGCCGTCAGTTGAGACCAGTGCAGAAACCGTTAAGTTCTTTTGTGAGATGTATGACCTATCGATTGAAGAAATACAAGAATTTCACGAATTTTGTGACAATTTAAAAAATCTAGACATAGTAATAGACCATCCAGTATTACGGAAGATTGAACGGAAAGACTGGGAAATACCTGATGAGTTATTGGATTTGGTTGGATTTGATGATGGTTCAGTCTTGCGGCCGAATATTAATGAAATATTGACTGATTCAGGCACTGAGTCGTTCATATACCACAGGTCCATTTATAGTCCTCAAATAACTCAAGCGGTCGATCGCAAAGATAGATATTTACTTGGGAAACCTTCTTTGCAACAATTGTTGCCAAAACATGTTTTATCTATCGTTCTCGAGCACTAAATGTAGTGTTTGAACTTTTGAGTTATAGTTTGCAAGATAGTGGTTTTGTACCAATCCA